CACCGAGAGCGGCGCGGCGAGCTGTCCGCGCACCGCCTTCAAGATCGCGATCAGCGAGGCGTTGCCGGTCCCGGACCACGCCGAATCCGACTTAGCTCCCAGCGCCTGGTCCGCGCCGTCTGCGATGCTGGTCGGCCCACCCGAGCCGCCGCCCCCGGAGCCCGAGCACCCGGTGATGCAGATGATCGGCAGAGGAGTGTCGGGCGTGACCGGCGTCGCCGGCTGGCCCGGCTCCCCGTACGCCACCGCGCTCTGCGGCACATATCCGGACGGGGTCGCCACCGGCTTGGGCGGCGCGGCCCAGGCGCTGGAGGCGCACGCAAGCGCAATCGCGATCGGCCAGATGGCCGCGCGGGCGAAGATCTTCATCGATTTTCTCCAGGAAAGCGGCGAGCGCGAGGGCTCGCCGGGGTCGCGCACGTCGTGCGCGTCAGGCGAGAAGTGCGGCGGCCCGGAACAGGTTGTCGATCTGGGCGTCCGTAAGCCCACGAGCCGTCATGAAGGCCGTCAGCGTCGGATGGTTGCGATAGAAATCCGAACTATCGGCGTAGTAGATTTTCAGGTCCTCATCGCCGCTCGCTGCGATAGCAGCCTCGAATCCCTCAAGCAGTCCTTCCGCCTGAAGCGCGCGCCGAGCCTGCATCCGTGACACCTTGAGCGGCACAGGCGGAACGGCCTCGGGATCGTCGGTCGGGAGCCGGACGCTCCCCATGATGCGAACCATGATCGTCAGTTCCAGGCTAGGGCGACAGCGCCGATGTCGATGATCTCGGGCGCGATGGTCTCCACGCGCCAGCGCATGTCTGAGCCGGGCGGCTGCCCGCTGATGTCGACGCCGAGCGCCTCGTACATGGTGAAGCCGCCCGCCGTGTCGCGGGCCTGCAAGGTCGCCTCGCTCCAGGTCACGCCATCGTCGCGGCTAACATGGCCCGTGAGATTGGCCCCGGGCGTGATGACGCCGCTCGACGCCGCCGCGACGATCAGCGAGGCGCGGGTCGGGACCGAGTACGCGCCCAGGGCCACGCTGCGCAGGTCCATGTCCGCCGGGGGCGAGCTGTTGGTGAACTCGACCTCGCTGATCATCATCTGGCCATTCTGAGCCGTGTGGTAGTCCGAGACGTAGATCCTCACGTACTCGTAGTAGGTCGGGGCGACGATGATGCGCGTTGACGTCCACTGGCCGGGCGTTGGTGAGCCGCTTGCAACATCCAGGTCGCTCCACGGCCCGGCGGCCGAAGCGGCCCCCTGCAATTTCCAGCTCATCGGATAGCCGTAGTTCCCCCATCGGAAGCGATACGTACCGACGATGTAGCCAGCCGGCATTTTCCGACGCCACCAATGCGGCGCAGACCCTCCGGTCGGCGTGACGAAACCTGTGCTGTTGGAACCGTCCGCCGCCCGCCAGGCGCCCTGGCCGACATCCTCTGCGTCCGCGGCGACCTCATGCCCGGCCGGGGCATTGTTCGCCGTCATCCGCGGCAGTTCGGCCAGGCCGTTATAGGATTTGCCGACGCCATCATAGAACTCGCCGCTCGACGCCGCCAAGTCCACGCCGTCCTGGCTCTCGAACGTGTCGGCCCATCCGTGCGGCGTGCCGACCTGGTCGAGGCGCAACTCGGCGAGCGACAGCATCAGCCGCAGCACGTCGGACCGCAGGCTCGCCTCGACCGACGCCTGTCCGGCCTCGAGGGCGTTCAACCGGCTGTCGATCAGCGGCCCGTCGACCGAGGCGGCCGACGCGGCGGCCTCGCCGGCCTTGGTGGTCGCGGTCACCGCCGCCGCCTCGGCGGCGGCCTTGTCCAGGGCGAACTGGTCGAGCCAGCCCTCGACCTCGGCCTTTTCGTCGGCGAACGCCATCAGCCAGAGGCCGATATCGGCCTTGTCCTGGCCGACCGCCACGCGATCGTCGTTCGCGTCCCCCGCCTTTTCGATCGCCACATCGCGCGCGTCGAGCGCGGCCTCCGCCGCATCGCTCGCGGTCTGCGCCGCCGGGACCGTAACCCCCTCGGCCGCGATCGCCGCGTTGCGGGCCGCCACCGCCTGCGCCAGCAGCGAGGCGACCTCGGTCTGCACGATCGGCCCGCCCCAGGCCCCGGCCGCCCGAGCGTACCAGTCGCCGGTGTCGAGCCGCAGATAGGCGTCGCCGTCAATCCCAAGGCCCGGGTCCGGCGCCCCGACGCCGCTCAGCACGCCCTCGCCGCGATCCCCGCTCGGCGCGAACAGCAGGGTCAGGCTGGCGCCGTCCGCCGGCGCAGCCGCGCCCGCCAGGTGCGCCACCGGCAGCTCGTGATAGCCCCCCTGCGCGGTCGGCGCGCCGGTCAGACGGAAGACCAGCGGCGCGGCCGTGCTGCCCGCCTGGATTACCAACAGACCCTTCTGCACCGAGGTCGAGGCGCCCATGCCGGCGAACAAACCGCTCAGATCCCCGCCGGTCGCCCCGACGTCGTCCACATAGAGCCTGGCCACCTCGGCCGGCGCGGCCGCGTCGAACCGCAGCTTGCCGGGGCCGGGATCGGCGTCGGCCGTGGCGGCCGAGAACACATAGGGCAGCCCGCCGGGATCGCCCTTGGCCGTCACCTGCAACAGCTTGGCCAGGCACGGGAACGACGTGGCGACCCCCGCCGCATTGGTCATCGGATAGAGGCCATCGCCGTTCGGGCCGCCGGTCGCCGACCCCGCCCACCAGTCCAGGCGCTGGAGCTGGTCGAGGTTCCAGGCCCCCATGACCTGCATCAGCCGATAGGCGGTGTCCGCCGGCAGCGCGTCCTCGCCGCCCAGCCAGGCCGTCAGCATCCCGGCGAAGGCGGCGGCGAACGCCGGCTTGTCGTCCAGGGCGAGGCCCTGCCCGGTCAGTTCGTCGGCGAAGCTGACCGCAAATTGGGTGGTGGTCAGGGTCATTGCAGCCCCCCGGCCACGATGGCGTCGAACTCGGCCAAGGACGGTATCGCCGGATAGTGCTCGATGCCCGCCTCGGTCTCGCGCAGGGCGACCAGAGACACCACGCCCTCGAACGGCGTGCCGTCCAGGACGCGGGTCTGCTGATCGGTGGGCAGCATCCAGAGGTTCGCGACCAGGTGCAGCTCGGGCCCGGCGATGATCTGGCTCGCCTGACCGCCGGCATCGAACACGGCAAGTTTCACCGCTTCAGCTCCGTGATGATCATGTTGGAGGACTGGGCGACGCCCAGGTGATCGGAGCCGGCCGTTTCGGCGACGCTGATCGTGTAGGTGTGGGTTCCTGCGCCGGGCTGATCGAAGACCGAGAACGAGCCGGTGTAGGAGAAGGACTGCCGCAGCCAGAACGACCGTGTCCCGATCAAGCCGCCGTTGCGCCGGATCGTCACCAGCACGCCGGCTTCGCCGCCGCCCGAGTGGGAGGCCTGGACGTTCAGGTGCAGCGCGTGCGCCCCGCCCGTCGAGGTGAAGGACATGCTGAAGATTTGCGTGTCGGACGCACCGATGGCCGCGCCGCCTGCCGACTGCTCGGAATAGAGCATCGATGAGACCGCCCCGCCGACCAAGCTGTTCGTGACGATGGAGTTGGCCTGAACCCGATCGACCCGGAAGCTGGTCGCATGAACCTCGTTGTCGACGATCGCGAACGGGTACTTGTCGGTGACCCCGTTCGTGAACCCGATTTGCGAGGCGCTGAAAGCGATGGACGAGACCCCGCCGCCAGCGGCCAGCCTCATGCCGGCGACGCGGTTGCCGGCGCTGACCGAGAGCACATATTGCGCCTGGAGGCCGCCCACCGAACTCGCCAAGGTGGAGATGCTGGCGGTGTGCCCCCCGACCGTCGTCGAAACCGTCGAGAGCGTACTGGCCATCGCCTCGTCGGCGCCGGCGCGCACCGTCGCCTCGGACGTGATCGCCGCGTTCACCGAGCCAAAGCTCGCCTGCAGGCTGTCGCGATACTGCCCCCAGGTCATGGCGTCGGTGACCTTCAGCGTCGTATCGCTGAGCCGGAACGCCGCGCCGCCGTCGACCTCCAGCCCCATCAGGCTGACCCGGCTGAGGATGAAGGCGTCGCCCTGGCCGCGCTCCTCGATCTCGTCCAGCACGATCGAGCGGATGCGCTGGCCGTTGTAGAATGTCTCCTGGTAGAGCTGCGCGCGCTCCTCGCTCAGCCGCAGGAACGCTTCCATCATCGCCTTGTTCAGGGCCGCGCCCTGGGCCGACGCCGCCTTCAGCTCGGCCACCAATTGCTCGGGCGTCAGCCCGCCGATGGTCGTGATCCCCGGCACGCGCAGCTCGCCCGTCGTCAGGGCGATCCAGGGCGACGGCACGATGGGCCGGTCGGCGTCGCCCAGCGGGACCAGGCGCACCTCGATGTCGGCCTGGATCGGCACGCCGTTGGTCACGATCAGCTCGCCGGCGTTGACATTGTCCGTCGTCGTCGGCGCGGCGGCCGTCTGCCCGAACTTGCGCACCTCGGCGCGGATGCGCCCGATCGCCGCGTCGACCGGCGTCGCCCAGGTGAAGCGCACGGCCGGGATCAGCGTGTCGTCGCCCTCGATCTGGATCGCCTGGGCGGTCACCTCGTCCAGCACCAGCGCGCCGGGCGGCAGGGTCGGGGTATGGCCGCCGGCCGAGGGCAGCGGCAGGCCGCCGTGGCCGTAGACGGCGAACGAGGTCTCGGCCAGGACCAGGGTGTTCTCCCAGCCCTCGCTCAGGCTGTAGGACCCCACCCGGAACACGACCGGCTCGCCGTCCGTATGGCGCCGGGAGGTCCATTCGATCCAGTCGCCCTCCTCGACCTCGGCGAACCACGGCGGCAGCACGATCTTGGCGGTGCGCTCCAGCCGCGCCTGGCGCCGGCGCATCTCGCCCACCCGCATCGCCTGGCTGACCCGGGTCACGAACGAGAGCGGCAGGGTCTCCTCGCGCGGCCCCTCGGCCAGCACGTCGAGGATGTCGCGCAGCACCGGCGCGGCATGGTCGGCATAGCGCTGGGCCGGCTCGATATAGCGCGGAATGACCGTGTTCACGCGGCTGGCGTCCGACGCGAAATGGTCGAACTCCACCTCGCGGCCGACCACCAGGTCGTCGTCGGTGATCTGGACGATCGGCGTGCGCGCCTGCCCCGGCTCCAGCTCCACCCCGCCCTCGGGCTGGACGATCTTGCCGCCGCAGCAGGCCTCGAACATCGCCTCGACCTGGTCGAACGGCTGCGAGGAGCGGATCACCCCGTCCGCCAGGTAGCGCGGCTCGGTCCCGCCCTGGCCGTCGTCCACCAGCTCGTCGCAGACATTGGCCGCGGCGATGACGCGTTCCGGCGGCGCTTCCAGGGCCGACAGGCCCCGCCCGACCAGCAGGTGGCGCGGCTCGGCCACCCGGTCCAGGTAATAGGCGCCGCGCAGCCAGTTGTAGCGGACGATCGCCAGGTTCCGCGTCCACGCCCAGGTCGAGGGATCGGCCCAGCGGTGCGGCCCGTCCCCGCCTGGGACCGTCGAATCCTTGCGCGGGTCGTAGAAGCGCCCGCCCCGCAGGATCGGCAGGAACTGCGGATGGTTGCCGCCCCAGATCGGGTTTTCCGCGTCCGGCGCGTCGCAGATGTAGTCGAAAACGATATAGGCGCAGCCGGTCAGGATCGCGCCGGTCTCCGGCGCCGTGTGGCCGTGCAGCGGCGACGCCTTCCAGGCCGCCAGCAGGTCGGCCGGGAACTGCTGACCCTCCGAGCCGTCGCGCCAGTAGACGCTGAGCTGCCCCCCATAGTCGGCCACCGCCCCGTCGGCGACGAACCCTACCTCCGTGTCGTTGACATAGAAGCCCTTGAGCCCGTCGCACCTGTGGTCGGCGACGACCACGATCTTGACCACATGGTCGGTCCCGTACTTGCCGCCATAGTTGAAGGCGGCCGCCAGGCTGCCGGCGTTGGCGGTCTCGCCGAACACGAACTCGCGCGCGACCTCCCCGACATTGAGCTGGGTGATGCTGGCCTGCCGCTCCTGCGCGGCCTCGGCCGAGCTGGGCATCTTCGGCGCGAACAGCTTGTTGACGACCGCGCTCAGCCCCATCGAGATGACGGTGTTGACCACGAAGGTCGCCGCCGCCGCCACGATGCCAGTCGCCGATACGCCGATGAACGCCGCCACCGCGGCGACCGGCAGGGCCAGCGCCGGCGCAGCCGAGAACAGCAGCGCCGTCGCGATCAGGATCGCCAGCCGGATCACGTCGCGCTCCAGGCCCGGACCATGCGCGAGCGCGCCAGCCGCTGATGACCGGCCGGGCTCGGCCCGACCAGGGTGTCGCCCTCGACGATCAGCACCGCCATCGTCCCGTCCGGCCCGATCACGCCCGCAATGTCGCCGCGCTGAGCCATGGCCGGGGCGATCGGGCGCAGCCAGCCGCCCAGCGCCGCCTCCAGCCCGCCCAGCCGCGCCAGCACCCGCGCCGCGCCCCGCTCGCTCGACCACGCCGGCAGGGTCGCCGGGTCGAGCGGCGTCCCCTGCGCCTCCAGCGCCCCCAGCATGTGGCTGACGCAGTCGTTCGCATCCCGCCCCCAGGCGAACGGCGTGCGCGAACGCTGCGCCAGGTAGCGCAGTAGCCCCTCGTAATTCCGCGCGGTCATTTCGAGCCGAAGATCTTGTAGAGCGCGTCCGCGACCACCTTGGTCCCGCTGAACGCCTGCTGGCTGGTCTGGGCCGGCTTGCCGCCCCAGTAGATCGAGGTCTCCCCGGCGTGGGCGACATTGGCCATGCCGTCGTCATCGGCGTCGCACATCCGCTGGTCGGCGTTGCTGCGCATCCGCCCGCCGGCCCGGCCGAGGCCGCGCACCGCGCCCTCGACCATGGCGGTGATGATTGACGTCCCGCCGATCGTGTCCTTGGTCTTGATCCGGTCGAGCCGGCCGCGCGCGAACACCGGCGCGGCCAGCAGGTTGCGGCCGCTGGCGTCGAAGATCAGCCGCCGCACCATCACCTCGGCGCGGTTCGCCGCCCGGGTGTCGGCCAGCTCCAGCACCTGCGGCTCGATCCCCGACAGCTCCAGCGTGATCCCCTGATCGCCGGACCCGACCGCGGCGGTCGAGGTGCTGACCAGCCCGCGATCCCCGATCCCGACATAGGTCACGCCCTCGATCTCGATCTCGCCATAGCCGCCCCACACCGCGAAGGGCTCGCCCGGCACGGCGATATAGACGGCGCCGACGCTCATCGCCGCGCCCGCCGCGATCGCCTCCCGCGCCGCCGTCCCGAAGTCCTTCATGGCCGCAGGTCCTGCAGCGCCACGATCCGCCCGCCCACCGCCCGCCGGCGATCCATGGCGGTCAGCCGGGTCTGCTGGGGGACCAGGCGCATGAGGCAGCCCGGCCGGTCGAGATGGGCGACAGCGCCCACCGGCGTCAGGGTCGGCACGGCCGGCGTGACCGCGAAGACCGCGACGCCTGCGCCGCTGGCGCTCACCCGCTCCAGGCTGCGGACCAGCGAGCGCCGGGCCTCGCCGAGCGTCTGCCAGCGGAAATCGACATAGTCGCCGACCGATATCGTCAGGCCCGCCGGCAGCCCGCCGAGCTGCAGTTGCGGCAGACCGCCGAACCCCAGGCTGAAGGACCAGGACGCCGACCCGTCGAACGCCCCGCCGCCAACCCGGACCATGCCGCCGAACCCGCCCGCATGCAGCTTCGGATAGGGCCGCTCGATATCGCGGCCGATGAACGGCCGGCTGGCGCCCTCGAGGGAGGCGACCCAGGCCCGCCACTCGTCGGACAGGGCGTCGCCGAACTGAGCGCCCAAGGTCCATTCGGCCGACCAGAGCGGCTGACCGACCGCCATGCCGCCCGCGCGGCCCGAGGCGTCGCGCGACAACAGGTCGACGCGGTCGATCTCGAACGATTGCTGCGCCGGCCCGATCTCCGGCATGTCGCGAGGGAAAAGGATCATCGGCCTACATCCACCGCCGCTCGCGCGCGTCGGTCACGACCGCGACCACCCGCCCCGGGAAGTCCCGCTCGAACTGGTCGAGGCGCGCGACGATCGCATCGACCTCGCGCGGGCCCGCGCCCTGCGCATCGACATGGATCGAGATCGGCACGGTCACGTCGCCGCCCTTGGACATCGCGGCGGTTCGTTGGGCATTGAACACCTGCGAGCCGCGCGGCAGCCGGACCAGCTCGCGGCCATGCTCCCCGACCTCGGCCCAGCCGCCCGGCGCATAGTCCGTCCCGGCCGCGAAGCCGGGGATGCGCAGGGCGCCGAAGATCGATCCGAGGATTGAGCCGCCCCCGAGGTTCCACCGCTCGGGAAGCTGCATCGCCGGTTGGTCGCCGGGCAGGATGCCGGCCTTCGACCCGCCCTTTCCGAACAGCGCGCCGAGCAGGCCGCCGCTGCCGAGCGTGGGGTTGGCCTGGCCGAACAGCGCGTTCTTCAGCGGGTTGATCGCCGCCAGGCGCAACATCTCCCCGATGATGTCGTTGATCGCGGCCTTGCCGGCGTCGCGATAGCTCGACCAGTCGGTCTCGCCAGAGGCGAGCATGTCGCCGATGCGGTCGAACGCGGACTCATAGGCGCCCTGCATGGCCTTCGCCGCATCGACATTGTCGTTCGCGCCGGCCAGGATCGCCTCATGGCGCTTCAGGGCGTCCTGCGTCGAGACGAAGTCCCGCGGAACCTCGGTCAACAGCTTCCGGCGCGTCTCGAACTCGGCCTTGGTCTCCAGGGAAACCTGCTGCTGGGCGACCAAGCGCGCCCGGGTGAGCGAAAGCCCGGCCGACTCGTAGTCGTTCGTCAGGCTACGCAGGCGGGCCTCGCGCTCCAGCTCCTCGACCAGGAATTTGTTGTCCTGCGCCCTGGCCAGCGCGATCTGGTCGCGCGTCTGCAGGTCCAGCAGGCGCTTGGCCTGGCGCTCAGCCTCCTTCGCATCCCGCTCGGCTTCCCGCGCGGCCTTGCGAGCGTCGCTCGCAGCGCTGCGGCTCTGACGGCCGAGCGCGCTGGCCTGCGCGCTGGCGCTGGAATAGCCGGCCTCGACCGCCTTGATCTCCTTGCGCAGCGCCTCCAGGTCCTTTTGCGCCTGGACGGTGTCCACCAGCGCGCCGATGTCGAGCGCGCCCTTGATCTTGGCCTCATCCGCCCGCAGCTCGCGCAGGCGGCCGGGCAGCGGGTTCACGCGGTCCTGAGCGGCGCGCGCATCGGCGGCGATCTGGTTCGCTCGGGTCTGTGCGGCCTGACGTTCCCGCGCCGCCTCGTCCGATCGGATTTTCGCCAGCTCGGCGTCGATCTCCTGGACGCGGCGATTGCCGAGGCCGAACGGGACCTGCGCCTGCACCGCGCGCTCCAGCGTCAGGTCCTGGATGCGCTGCAGCGCCGGCCCGCCGCCCAGCGCCCGGTCCACCGCCTTGCCCATCCACTCCCAGGCGTCGGCGGCCTTGCGCTTGACCACGTCCCACGCCCCGCCCAGCACCGACACGTTGCCGGCGGCGGTCTCCAGCCGGCGCGACAGGCTGTCGGCCAGGACGAGCTGGGCTTCGGTCGTCCGGTTCTGCTCGATCAGGGTCTGGATGTAGCGCAGCGTGCCGTCGTCCAGCAGGCCGAGCTTGCCGTTCAGCACCTCGGCCCCCTTGGCGGGATCGGCGAACGCCTTGGCCAGCTCGGCCGTGGCGCCCTTGGCGTCCTGGCGCGTCACGGTGGCATAGCTGCGGGTTTCGGCGATCAGCCGCCCGATCACCTCGCCGCCGATCCGGCCGGTCTCGGCATAGGCGCCCGCCATGTCCCGCGCAGCGCCCGCCGTGAGCTGGCCGGCGTCGCGATTGGCGTCGGCCAGGGCGCGCAGGCTGTCGGCGCTCTCGCCGCTCGCCGCCCCGATCCCGCTCACCGAGATTTCGAGCTGGCGCGAGGCTTCGCGATGGCTGAGATACGCCCCCGTCAGTAAGCCAACCGCCGCAGCCGGCACGCCGATCGCCACGCCCAGGCGCATCATGGTCGCCGCCGCCTTGCCGCCCTCCACGATGAAGGCCTGCAACACCTGCGGCCCCTGCTGCATGGCGATCATCGCCGGGTTCATGCCCGAGGCCGCGGACGCGAAGACGTCCGAGACCGTATAGACCAGGGTGTTCCGCTGCATGGCGGAGAGGCCGCGCCCCGGACCCTGCATGAACGCCTCGGCGCTCGACCTGGCCGACTTGCCGACCGTGGCGTCAACGCCTAGCAGCGTGTTGTAGCGACGCTGGACATCGGCGGCGCGGCCGGCAGCCTCCGCGGCCTTGGCCATCTCGCGATACTTCGCCATTTGGCGGTCGGCGGCGTGGCTCGCTTCGATGGCGGCCTGTTCGATATGGGCGTAGGCCTTGGCGCCGGAATCCCCGACGTCCTTGAAGTCCCGCTGAACCTCGGCCTTGCCGTCGCTTTTGAGGCGGAAGGCGACCTGACGAACAGCGCTCATGGGTCCTCCTCCCGCCTCCAGGCGGTGACGACGTGGGGTTCGATGAAGGGCAGGACCTCGGCGACCAGCGCCATATCGAGGTCGAGGTGCTCGGCGAGCGACAGCACCGCCGGGAAGTCGAGGCCGAAGATCACGCCGTCAGAGGCGCGCACCTGCCGATGACAGGCCGAGATCAGGTCCCAGACGGCGCGGCCGGCCTCGGTGAGCGGCCGATGGCGGCGGTACGCGCATTCGCCGCTTTGGCAGGCGCAGCCGGCGCAGTAGCTGCGTCCGCCCCAGGGGACACCTTCGTCTTCTTCCTCGCCGCTTTCGGAGCCGCCCCGGCCGGCGAAGTGCCACGCGGCGAGGGCGAGGATCCGTTTTTTTCCTGGTCTCGCTCAAGGTCGCGCTCCAGGCCGGGCGTGGCGTAGAGCCGGTCGAACGCCTCGTAGGCCGCGTCATGCTGCAGCATCAGCTCGCGGACGTCCTCCGGCGTGCAGGGGATCGGCGTCCCGGTCTCGTCGCCTACCCCCTTCCAGTCGATGACCGCCCAGCCCGCCAGCCCGACCACCCAGGCGACATTAGCCTCCCGAGCCCCGCCGCCGGCTTCCGACGCCGCCACCGCCATATCGACGCCGGCGGCGCGGCCGAGCCGCGTGTAAGGCCTGACCAGCACCTGGCAGGCCGGGTCTTCGGCCGTCGCCTCGGTGAGCGTGATCCAGGCCGGCTCGCGGCCCCTCATGAGTCTGGGCATCAAATGTCCTTCGGAGGGTTTGGGGCCGTCAGGCCGAGTGGTCGAGACCGCTAATCAGCGTCGCGGTCAGGAATTTCGTGGTCCCGGCCTTGGCCGAGGACTGATAGGCGAACGTCCCCTGGACGCCGCCCGGCCCGCTGATGGCGAAGCGCGGCTTGGGCAGGAAGACGCTGTGCAGGGTGAGTCGAAGCTGCTTGGCCGCCGAGATCCGCCACGACCAGGTCACGTCGATCGGCTCCCCATTCAGGGCGATGTCGATCAGGCTGTTGTCCTTGAACCGGACGACCAGATTGCCGGTCGCCGACATCATCCCCGGATCGGCGCCCGCGATCCGGCCATCGGGCCTGATGACCTCCACCTTGTCGAGGCCGTTCGAGTAGTTGAACGTGCTGGACACCACGTCGCCGAGCGGGACGCCCTGCCGCTCGATGAGCCCCGAGAACTGGCTGAACCGCTCGATGACCTGCTCGGCCGCGCCGGCGGCGGCCGATACCGCCTCGCGCTGTTCGCCCTGGGCGATCAGGCCGATGGTCGCCGACAGGTGACCGCTGCGCTGCAGATCGATCGCCAGGGTGTTGGCCATGACGCCGAAGTTCACGCCGTAGGAACTGGCGTCGGGCAGGCCGATCTCGATGCCGGCGTCGGGCAGGGTGAGCGCCCCGGACTCGTACACGTTGCGGAACGCCCCCGCCGCGGCCCCTCCGCCCAGGGTCGCGCCGGAGAGCACGGCATGGGCGTCAACGCTCGCCGCCAGGGTGAAGGCGTTGCCGCCCAGGCCGAGCGCATCATGCTCGACGAGGATCGCAAAGCCGTCGGCGCTGGCCCGGTAGCTCGCCGCCGCCACGCCGGCGACGGCGCTGGCGTTGAGCGCCCGAACGGCGGCCTCGACGGTCGCGGGCAGGTTCGCGCCGATCCTGATCTGGTTCGCGGCCGGTGCGCCGGCGACGAAGGTGAAGGCCTGGCCGGAGAGCGTGATCGTCGCATCCGGCTCCGGCTGGGCGCTGAAGGTGATCGACCCCGAGGCCGGCAGGCCGGCCTCGGTCTGCGGCGCCCCCAGCAGCAGCTTCAGCCAATAACCGAAATTGTTGAGGTCGACCGGCACGCGCACGTCGCCGTCATTGTTGATCACGTCCTTGCTGGGCGCGAGCGGCGCTCGGCCATAGCCCAGCAGGTCGCTCTCGATCAGCGCCTGCTCCTCGCCCAGGTTGGACGAGATGAACGGGACCTTGCGCCACCCGGCGCCGGGAATGGCGCCGTAAGCGCCCGAAGTATTGAACGCCAGCGCCATGATGGCGTTGGCGCCGCGTGCGCGAGCCATTGCAGTTCTCCGTCAGGTCAGGGGGTTGGGCGTGGTGTAGACGGCGACGACCACCAGCGGCGCCCAGCGCAGCGGCTCTGAGCCGAACGGGTCGGCGTCGTCGGTGATGGGGGCTTCGGCGTCCAGCCACTCGCAGAGGCCGCCGAGCGTGCGATCCGCCTCGATGGCCCGGCCGAGCGCACCAAGCATCTCGTCCAGCACCGCCTCGCGGGTTTTCGTCGCGCTGGCGTAGGCGGCGACGTCCACCGGGATGCGGTGATCGTAGGTGTAGCTGAGCGGCGACAGCAGGATGTCCGGCTCGCCGGGATCGCCGTCGTGGATATTGACCGAACCGCCCGGCCCGACCCGATCCTCTGGGCCGTTGCGAGCGACGTCCGCGTTTGGCAGCGCGCCGACGAACAGCGCCTTCAAGGCGTTCAGCACCTTCGCCCGATGGCTTTCCATCAGGCTCTCCAGTGCTTGGTGAGCAAGCCAGGCCAGCGCACCGCGGCCCGCGCCTCCAGGGCGACCAGGTCGAGCCGCTTCCGCAGCTTGACCTGCGGGACGAGGATGAAGACCACCACGGTCGTCCGCCCCTGCAGGCGCGTATAGGTTCCGCCGCGACGGCTACGGCCGGTGTTCGCCTGGGCGAACCCGCGCGCGTTCAGGCGGGCGTTGTCGGCGACCAGCAGCGAGGGCTTGCCGCGGCGATAGATGAAACGGAGGCGAATGCCAGTGCGGCGCTCGAACCCGCCCGGCGTCACGCGGGCTTCGCGGCCGGCGGTCCGCTTCAGGCCGCCGCCCGCCGCCTCGGTCGGGATCGCCAGCCAGAACCCATGTTGCGACCGGATCGTCACGCCGCGGTCGAACGCATCGATCAACTTGGGCGCCTTGGTCCAAACCCAGCCTGCGGCGTCGATGCTGGTCCGTCCGCCGCTCGGATAGGTTCGGTTGCGCCAAGTCCGCCCGAGGCGCGGACCCAAGCCGGCGGCCACGACCTGCGCGCGCGCATCGTCCTTCATGAGCCCCGATGCTTCGCGCATCGCGGAGGTCACCGAGACCTCGACGTCCCGTTCGGCGCCTGCGAGCCCCTCGCGCAGGCCGGACATCCGCACCGAGGGCCTCATGCCGAAATCTCTTCGGCTTCGCAGACCCACCATGAGCCGTCCGTCGACTTGCGCGGCTCATCCCGAAGAAGGCGGAACCTGCGCAGCCCGATCTGCACCTGGTCGCCGGGGCGCGGCGCGGCGACCTCGGAAACCCGCACTTCGAGAATGACGCTGCTCGCGACGGAGCTGGAGCCGCCCCATTCGAGCGTCTCATCCTCTTCGCGCAGCAGCACGCGCACGACGTGCGCAACGCCGGACCAGGTCGCATCATCGCAGAGCTGGTCGGCCACGGCCCCGTCCAGGGTCGCAAGCATGTCCGAGAAATTCATGGCTGGGGGACCGGCCAGGCCGGTCCCCTCCCCCGCTTACGGGCCTTCGGCCGCGCTGAGGCGCGTCAGCAGCGCCGGACGCTTCCAGATGGGCAGGGCGTTCATCTGGTACTTCCACTCCTCGCCCTCGCCGTGCTTCTTCGGCTCCATCGTCATGTGGATCAGGTCGTCCACATCCCCGGACCCGCCCTCGTCCAGAACCCGGATGTCGAGCGGCGGCGCGGCATAGGTGGCGTGGGTGTCCAGCGTGCCGGTCGGATAGGCGTGCCCTTCGCCGGCCGCCACCAGCCGTACCGGGACCTCGCTGCCCCAGAGCGTGACCTTCGGCCGGTACTCCTTGAACACGAGGCCCGCGATCTCGATCGTACGGCGGAAGTGGCCGTTGACCTTCTCGCGCTGCTGGTTGAGGAGCTGCGCCAGCATCGCCGGGGTGCCCTGATAGTATTTTTCCACCGAAGGGTGACGGATCAGCGCGTTATAGAAGTCCGGTCCGACCCGCACCTCCACACCATCCATCACCTCGTCGACCAGGGCGTCCTCGGTCGAGCCGATCACCTCCTCGATCTTGCCCGGGACATCGGTGTTCGGATCGGCGAGGTCGAAATAGACCACTCGCTCCTGAAGGCCGAACAGGTCGTAGAGGTCATAGAGCAGCTCGCCCGCGCCATCGACGATCCGGCCCTTCAGCGCGCTGATCTTCATCACCTCCTGGGTGATTTCGAACTTCAGGCGGTTCCTGCGGTGCCGCGTCTCCACCTGATTGACCAGCGTCTCTTCCGGATGGCGCGACCGCCTGGCCAGGGCGAGCCATTTGCGGATATCGCCAGCCAGCACCGAGTCCTCATGGCTGACGTTCGGGATCTCCACGATCCGGCCTTCGCTGGTTTGGCGGCCGGCGATGGTCGACGGCCGACCCTCCGGGGTGACCGGCAGGGCGCGGATCACGCCGTTGACCATGTCGATCCGCACGAACGGCGTATCGAGGCCGTCGGTCGGGAACAGGCCGTCGGCGTTCAATTGGCCGAAGGTCGGGCGGATGCTGTTGATCAGCGCGACGTGTTCGGACGCGAGGTAGGGCAGCGTCGACCCGTGGTCGAGCAGTTCTTCCGGGTCCATGTGACCCTCCTTGGTTCAGTTGAGGTGGAAGGCGCCTGTCTGGCGCGGGAGGCGGGCTTGCGCGGCCGGCTCAGCCGGTCTCCGCGGGTTTGATGCCCAGGGCGAGCAGGGTGGCGAAGGCGACCGCTTTCTGGGCGTCGGTGGCGCCGGCGTGGAAGCTGACCGCCTCCTTGCGGATCACGGCCGGCCCACGCTTGAGCACCACCAGCTCGCCGTCTTCGTCCTCGGCGGCCTCAGCGTCGAACAGGTTGACGCCCAGCAGGTGCTGCGCGCCGTTGGTCGCGGCCGGGTCCCAGCGGACATACTTGGTCTTCATCCCGGGCGCGTAGCTCAGGGCGACCTTGATGTAGGTCCCGACGCCCCAGTCCACGGCGCCGTCGCCGAGGTTGAAGTTGATCGCACCGTTGTAGGCGACCCCGACCGTCCCGGCCCCGTCGAACGCCCCGCCCGGGCGGAGCACGTTGAACGCGCCGCCATTGGCCGCGGGTTCGGTGAAGACGATGACGTACTCGCCTTCCGGCGCGCCGGCGTCGGCCGTCAGGTCGGCGAGGACGCCGTTGCCCGCCCCGACCGGCGCCGCCGGGGTCAGGGTCGCGACGCCGGCGATCACGCCCGCCACCAGGGCGAACTGCTCAAGCTTGCGCGCCCCGCCGACCCCGGCCGCCAGGATCTCGCGATCGGTGGAGTGGGTCGGGTCCCACTCCGAATGGATGAGGTCCGACAGGCCCGAAAGGCCCGTCCTGAACGAATAGGCCTTCATGTTGGCCTCCTGTGTTTCGGTTGAGAGAGATCAGGCCGGCGCTCAGGCGCCGGCTTTCTCGCGGTTGCGCTCGGCGCGAGCGCTGATCGCCGAGGCGTGGCCGCTGCGGCCGCCCTCGACGCGCACGCCGTCGGCGCCGAGCCGGGCCGAACCGCGCATCACCGCGTCCAGCCGCGACATCCGCGCGCCGCCGCCAGCCGCGGCCGCCGAGGCCGAAGCCTTGAACTGCGCCAGGGTCTGGCCCGACTGGATCGCCGCCAGGGCCAGGGCCGGATGCGCCTTGGCCTCCTTGCTCGCCGCGATCGCCGCCGCCTCGCCCGAGGCCGGAGCAGCGTCCTCGGCGTCGGCGTCTTCGTCGGTTTCCTCGCCCTCGCCGGGATCGCCGCCGGTCGCGGCTTCCTCCTCGTCGAGTTGGTCGAGTTCTTCCTGCAGCTTGGCGCGGCGGGCCGCGATCTGCGCCTTGTTGGTCGGCCGTACGGCCATGGGAGCCTCCTTGGGAGTGGCGGCCGTGCGGCTCCCGTCCGCAGCGGGCGAGTGTTGTCCTGGTCCGGGAGTAGGATCGGCGACGAGGGCGGCCAGCGCCTCGAAGGCGGCCTCCTCGTCGGTGATTTCGTCGACGAAGCCGAGCGCCAGGCCCGACCGTTCGGGGTCGGCATGCTCGGCCATGAAGGCCTGGGCCTTGGTCGCCATCAGGGCGTCTGCGGTCAGCGCCGGCCGGCCCGCCGTGACGGCGGCCAGGAACGCCCGGCCGCATTCATCCACGTCGGACTGGAACGACGCCCGGGCCGTCTCGGACAGTTTCGCCCACCAGGCGCCGTCCGTCTTCAGCTCGCCAAACTGGATGGCGGTGATCTCGACGCCGGCTTCCGACAGCATCGCCGCCCGGCTTTCGTGGACGATCACCGCCCCGATCGAGCCGACATAGCCGACCGAAGGCGCCAGGATGCGGTCGGCCTGGGCGGCGATCCAATAGGCCGCCGAGCACGCCATGTCGGCGAACACCCAGATGGGCTTGCCGCCGGCCGAGGCGCGATGGTCGCGGATGAACGCCGCCAGCTTGTTCAGGCCGCCGCCGACCACGCCGCCCGGACAGTCGAGCCGCAGGAACACCCCGCCCACGCGCTCGTCCGCCAGGGCCTCGCGCAGGGCCAGCAGCAGGGTGTCATAGCCGTGATAGACGACGCCGCAGAACTCCTCGCCGCGCTCGACCAGCGGCGTATCGCAGCCGATCAGCGCCACCCCGGACTTGAGGCTCCAGGCATAGCCCTGGTCCTCGATCTCGCCCGCCCAGCGCGGCGCATAGGCCAGGCGTTCCTCGAGGGGCGGCGGGGCCGCCCAGTCGCCGTCATCGTCCCAGGCGCGCAGGCCCTGGCCGCCGCCCGGGGCCAGGCCGACCCGGCGAAGGAAGGCCGACAGACGGCCGGGCCGCTCGAAGGCGCGGGGGTCGAGCGAGCGCAGCCGATGCGCCAGGTCCGCGGCGGCCGAGGGGGTGAGCAGCAGCGGACGGCCCGCATAGCGGGACGCCAGATTGGCGATGTTCGTCATGTCGGTGTCCTTCAGGCGGCCCGGGGCCGCGCGGCGAGAAAGGCCGAATGGGCCGGATCGCGGGCGGTCTGCGCGGCGAGCGACAGCGCGCCCGCGGCCGGCGGCAAGCCCAGCTCCTCCCGCTTGGCGGCCTCGCGGGCCGCCTGTTCGAGCACCTCTTCCCAGTCCTTGCCCTGGTCGTCGCACTCGTCTTCCAGGGTGGAGACCCCGGCCTCGATCCGGGCGGCGGCGGCGTCGATCTCCTTGGTCGGGTCGATGTAACCGCGGCCCGGCCCGATGCAGTGAACCTGCACATAGGCGTCGACCGCGTCGTAGAAGTCCGGCGCGCCGGCCGGCATCGACACATAGCCGCGGTCGAAGGCCTCCTCCGCCCATGCCACGCAGAACGGCCGCACGAGCTGGTCTTCCATCAGCCCCATCAGCGCCCGGGTCTCCGCCCAGGCGTGGATCAGGGCCGCGCGCGCAGACGAATAGTTCGTCTGCGAATAGTCCATCGACAGCTCTTCGTAGGTGACGCCGAGCGAGGCGGCGATCAGCCGGATGATCGACCGGACGAAGCCGTCGAAGCTGTCGACCTCGCGCGAGGCCGTCTGGAGCTGGATTTCGTCGCCATAGGGCAGGACGGGCAGCGTCGCCCCGTTGGCCAGGCTGACCGGATTGGTCTCGTAGTGCTCCTGGCGCCAGCGCTCGAAATTCTTGACGTCCTGGACCTCGAAGTTCTCGGCCGCGGCCGATGGCCCGGCGTTCGACTTCAGGAACCCGACGATCAGCGCGTTGATCGTCGCGGACTCCAGGGTCGCGTTCGTGAACCGCGACAGCGCCCGGAAGCTCTTGAGCGACGACACGAACCGCGAGATCCCGCGGGTCTGTCCGGCCCGCTCCACCTCGAAACAGTGGAAGACCTGCGGCCGGCCCCACGGCGTCCAGCGATCGAAGCCGGTCCAGCGGAACCCCTTGCCGACCCCGATGTCGGACGGATGGCGTTCGCGAACCCAGTATTTCAGCGGCACCTCGCCGCGATGCTCGATCCCGCCCCGGATCACCTCGCCGTCCGGACGGCCGTTCGGATTGCAGAGCCGATCGGGGTCGACGATGTTCAGCCGCGTGCGATAGCGCGTCTCTTCGCCCTCGGCCCATTCGGCCAGGCCGAGCGCTTCGCCGTCCCGGACGATATGGCGCGCCGCCAGCCGGAGTTGCTGGCCGAAGGTCATCCGACGCTGAGCGTCGCTCAGGAAAGCGTGGCTGTAGGCGTACAGCTTGTACTCGGTCGAGAGCTGGCCCCCCAGCTCGCGCGCGGCCTCCAGCGAAATGCCCAGGGCCCGCGCGTTCGGTCGGAACTTGACCTGCCAGCCTCGGCCGACTGCGGCGTTGACGCGCCGGGCGACGCCGGAGGCCGCGACCGGCTCATTGCGCACCAGGTCGCGGACCCGCGCCGTCGC